CTGGTTCCAGTTGTCGCCGGCGTTGGCGGATTGGGAATAGCACAATTTGTGTGCGGCTTCGGCTACTGCTTCGAGTGCTTGTGTGCGGGCGTTGGCGCGTGTGCGTACGGGTTCGGTTCGGTACGGAATGTCTTTAGCGTCTAACGCGTCACGGTAGGTGGCGTGGCAGTAAACATGTGATCGGTTCCGTTTGGCGAACAGTTGCACTATGTGTGCTTCGTCGTGCAATGTGGAAAGTGTGCCGGATACTTGCCCGTGGTGCAGGCCAGTGATATTGGCAATTTCGGACCATGTAAGGCCGTTGGTGTTGGCTTGCCACAATAGGTCAAGGATTAGTAGCCACCGTTCGCGGGTTATGCCGTGTGAATCTTCGTATTGTGCGCGTTCGCGTGACGTGTCACTAGCGGCGACATAGGGTGCGTGGAATTCCATTATGACAACGCTTCAAGATAATTGGCCGCTGCGTTTAGATCGGCACATAACTGGCCGTCGTCTAATAGGTAGTTGTTTGCGTGTTCGCGTAGGTCGTGCGCCAGTTGTTTAAGGCTTTTGAATTCTTGGTGCCGTGGCAGTGTGGCTTCGGCTAATTGTGCAATGGCGACGATTGCGGCGGCAATGTGGTTGTTAGTTGTTGCCATTGTCGAAACCTTTTTCTCGTGCTTTAAAACACTGGTGGCACCAATGGACCATTCGTACCGCCGCTTTATTTAGCGTTTCGGTGTGTCGCCACGTGGTTACCGTGCTTTTAGCGCCGCATAAATGGCACTTAAACGGTGATTCCGTTTTACTCATGTCGGGTATTCCTTTTGTAGTCGGGTTGGAATAATGCGAATGTAACACAACCTATGGAATGCGTGTGTCATTTACCCGACGTGGCGCGCCAGTGTCCCATACCGCCGTTGTCGTACAAGTAGCGGGCTACCCGTAAATGACAGTCGAGACGGGTTAGGGCGACAATGTGTGACTGGTTAGGCCGTAGGCCGCACACTGCGTAGGTGACGGTTCGCCAACTGCCTTGAATTTGCAATAGCCCGACGTCGGGGTAGCCCGTAGATCGTCGTACGGCGCTAACGCTTTTAGGATTGCACCGTGACTCGCGGTAGGCAATTTGGCTAAATGCCGCCACGGTGTTTTTGGGTAGGTATTTGGCTAGGGCTTTTTCGTATTGGGGGCAGCCGGGGTTTTTGGCTTCGGCGGGGGCGGGTGTTAACGCAAGTAATAGCGCTGCCAGTGTGGTGAGTAGTTTTGCCATTTTGGGGCCTTTCGTCGGGTGTGGAAACCCTAGCGAATATCCCCACATGGGGTGTGGAAACGCCGTCTAGTCCTTGTCGGGCTTGGGTAATGACTCCCACACGGCTTTTAGGGCGTGCGCGTCGTCGGCCATTTTGGGGTTTAGTTCGACGTGTAACCATTTGCCGCCGATACTGCCGGCGGATTCGGCTTCGTTTTTGTAAACCTTCCACGCGTCACGATCGCACCGGTAGCCACGGCCAAACTTGCCGTATGAGTAATCGTGGATTTCTTCGATACCCAATGCGGTGGCGTTGGTGGCTAACCATTCGGCTACTTCAACGGCTTTAGCGCGGGCTTTTGCGTTATTCATGTACCCCGCGTCTATTGCTCGCGCTGTGGCGTGAACTGATAATTGGCCGGGTTTGCCGCGCATGTCTCGCACAACCCATGTGCCTAGATTTGAGAAACCCCAACGGGCTTTTAACGCTTTAATAAACCATTCGGTGCCGACACGTTTACCGGTTGACGCGCCGTCTTTTGTGCCGGTGTAGGGTCGTTTACTCATTGGTTGTTAATGGTTTGCCGTCGGCTGCTTTAGATCCGACAAACGACGCAACGGCGGGGTCACCAATTTTGGTGCTTGCCCATGCCAGTACGGCCGACACTAACGGCATAGCCATTGCGACTAGCGCCGGGTCGGCTTCGTATTTCATTGCTAGATAGGTGATGATTCCGAGTATGCCGCCTTTAGCGGTTTGGTCCATTGCCTGATTTTTCATGGTTCCTCATTTGTGGTTAGGGCTAACACTAAATGCAACACAAGCGCTATGCCAGTAATCCACAACCCCATTTTAAGTGTGCGGCCGGCTAGGCAGATAAGAACTAAACCCGTGCCGGCTAGGGTCCAGATTAGGGCCTTAATTTCCTCGAGTAGTTTTCCCACGTGCGGTCTTTCGTTGTGTCGCCGGGGCTGCACTAATCATAAACGTGCCTACGGTGGAAAGTATGACAACCCTTGCCGCTTCGGGTGTTACCCCTTCGGCTAGGTCACTGGTGACGCCTTGTACGGCGTTTTTGGGTGTTGGGGTCACCGTTGGTGCGGGTGGCACGGTTTCGGGGCTTGTAGGCGTTTCTAGTGTGGTTGTAGGGGCTATGGTGTCGGGCGTGCCTAATGATGTTGTTGTCATGTTTTGGACTTCGGTCGCCGTGTCGTTGGTTGGGATTGCCGCCACGCTGCTACTTGTTTGGTAGGTCGTTGTTGTTGGGGGATTCTCGGTCGTCGGCGGGGTCGTGGGTGTCTCGGTCGTTGACGTCGACAACGCCGGGGTCGTGTCGGGTGCTTCGGGTGTCGTACTCGACGGGACAGTGTCGGCCGGCACGGTTGTTGTGGTGGCGGCGGTTGTGGTCGTGGTGGCTTGGGGTGTCGACGTAGCGCCGTAGGACCAAACATAGGTTGGGCCCGGGTCGCCGTTTCGCCACGCTAGGCAATCGTTCCAGTTGGGCCAGTAACCGGCGTCTACGTGTTCTTGTGGTTGGGTCATTTGCCATTGTGACTTGCTCGACTCATGGCATGTAAAGACACGGCCGGTGGCGTCGGCGTTAGCGCTTGTGGCTAGTAGTAGTGCGGCGGCGGGTATGTAAATAATTAGCCCGCGCCGGGCTTTCATTCCGGGTCAGTCGGGGCCGCTATTTGTGAACTACTTGTGTTTTGTTGATCCGGCAAACCTAATTTTGGTGGCGTTGATTCAATCGGTTCGTCTTGCCATAGCGTTATTTCGTCACCGTTCACAATCCAACCGTTCGTATAGCCGGCTTCACGTAATGCGTTTACGATTTCTTGAGTAATCATGCGGGGCCAATGTCCTCTACAACTATAAATGCGGGGAATTCTGCGCCTCTATACCATGTGACGCTTCCAGAGTTAACGGCACCGGTCGCAACTATTACGGTTGATCCTGCACTTAACGTGCCGACCCAAACAGTATCTAACGTGTTTGCTACTTGTGACGCGCCCGAGTTTTGCAACTGAGCGCCCATTAATTTTGTACCGGTTGCGTTGGTAATTCGAATACCTGATAACAGATAATTAGTAGCGCCGGCGGGAGTTGTGGCGGCGGATTCGTGGTATGTAATTTTGTAATAACGGTTCGCAACGGCTGTAAAAGTTGTTGCAGTTAATAACACTGTTTCTGTTGTAGTGACGGTGGCGTTACTTGTGTTTTGTGCGTAGGCCATTATCCCGCGTGGGAACCGGTTCTGTTGCGCGGCGGTTAGTACCGCGCCGGTAGAGAAATCGGTATTTGGATTAATTGCCATGTTTTTATCCTAAAAGATCGTTGCCGTTTAGTGTGGATTGGTTCAATATAAATACCGCCGCCCAACGCGCGGAACCTTCAATAGTTGTAACCCATTGGCCCGGTACCACATTGTGTTGAACTCGAGACAACAACATTGGCACCGTAATGGTGTTGCCCGTTGGCGGGGCAATAGCCATAGTGAACCGGTCAAATAGTTCCATGCCTAGTGTGGCGGACCAATCCGCGTTTGGGCTTATTACTACTTCGGTTGGTGACACTTTTGCATAGACGTTGCCGCCCCAACCAGTGACAATGTTGCCTATGTCTTCGGCGTCGGCCAGTGACGCCACTTGGGTTGTTACGGTTTGTTCGGCTTGCCCGTAGGTGTTAACGCTTGTCGAGTTGGTGTCAATGTAAACACCGCCGCCGCTCATTTCGACATTGGCGATATTGCGCATACTGTCGCCGTCGTATTCAATTTGTAGGTCTGTTCCAAACCCGACGCCACCGACGCCGTAGGTCACTTGGGACACAATGCTTTTAGTTTGTGATCGTATTTGACCTTGACTAAATAGTGTGACGGTGCCGTTTTTGGACACAAACAATGGGGCGTATTCGGAGTCGGCTACTTTTTGTAGTTCGCTTGACACGGTTGGTGCGTCGTTTGTTATGTCTAAAACGCTAGACGCGGGACTTGCGGGTGTCGACACTAACGACGTGCTAAACGGTGTTTCGGCTATTAGGCGTGCAACGCGGGCGCTTGTTGTTTCCGCAAAATTCGCTATGGAATAGTTAAAGATTGTTTGGATTTGTGTAGCGGTTAAACCGTAGTCAAATACGCATACTTGTTGGAATTGGCCATTATCCAGTGACACAACTTCGGAACCAAACAAAATAGCGCCGGCGGTTGTGGTGCCCGTCGGGACAAGTACGCCGTCAATGTAAAGAGTTTGCGCTTTTGTTGTGTTGTTGAATGTTGACACTATGTGGCGTGGTGTCGAGTTGTCGTAAGTATTGGTCGTCGTTAATGTGCGGATTATGCCGGCACCAATGTCGGACACTTCCACCACGTATTTGCCGGTGTTTTGGTCGTAACCAATGCCCATAGCGCAATTAGCAAAAGAACACGAGGCCGAATTTGCATAATCAAACACGCCCCACAATGACATTGTGATCACATTGGGTGAATAGCCAGTAGCGGCTAAACCCGTTGTGCCTAGACCGCCAACGCCGACGGCCTGCACTGAGTGTGACGGCAAGCCCGGTGCTAGTTCTTGACTGGTTGACGCGTTAGCGGTAGTGGCAATGTTTAGCGGGTAACTGCCGTAATCCTTTAATGTGCCCGTTTGGAATGATGTTAAAGGTTCGTCGCATGGGTAGTAGTGACGTGGGCTAAGGCTAAGAATGTAGGGCCGTGACCAGTCGGCCGGTAGTGATGTTTGCCCGAGTAGTTGCAGCGCGTCAAAACATGACAACGTGACGGTCGAGTCAAGCCCGGCGTCTGTCCATGCGGGTGGCCAACCTGAGATATAGCCACGGAACACGTCATATGTTGTTGCGTTGTAGGTGGCGCGTATGCGGATTTGTCGGCGTGGTATCAATTTTGTTGTGTTAGTGGTGCTATCCCAATAGGGGCTACTTGTGTTGAACGGGTCGAATCGGCGTGTCCGATTGTTTAGCACGACGGTGGCGGTGCCGTCGCATGTGTCCCAATCGCCGCTACGCCCACGATCTATAGACATTTCCCGTACCCATTCGGTAACGTCTGTCCATGTAGGCGACACGGCGTACGGGCCGTCGTTAAACGCTATTTCAACTATGGGTGTTGGGAACGCCATTAACGGCCGCCATTGCGTCGGTCATACTGGCTTAACACTTTTGATACTTCACGCCCAATGGCTACGGGGTCGCCCACACCGGTTGTGATGTGAATATTTACGCCGCCACGTGGGGCGAATTCGGACATGCGGTCTAGTGGTATGACGGCTTCGGGTCCGGCTTCACCGATTAGGGCCATTTGTGGTGCGGTGACTATTCCGCCGGCGGCCATTGCAACAATGCGACTGCCGGACATTCCTTCGGTGTCGAATCCGGGGCCGCCGCTTCGAATGCGTGGCAGTGTGACGCTTTCAAGTAGGCCGATATCGCCTAGCCCGGGAATCTTGTTATAACCCTTGATGATTCCGTTAATTACCATGATCCAACCGTTAATGATTGTTTCAAAATATCCCAACACAAAATTGGCGACGGTGTTAACTACCTTGCGGAACCCTTCAAACTTTTTATAGGCGACGGTTAAACCGACAACCAGTAGGGCAACACCGGCGGCGATAGCGCTAAATGGGTTTAACGCCATTGCGGTGTTAACGGCCATGATTGCTACGGCTACGGCGGCGATTGCGGCCGCCACGATCTTAAATGTTTCGGGGTTTGCAGCGGCCCAATCTGCGAACTTTTGCAGCATTGGTAACGCGGCTTCGACGATAGGTAGTAAGCCTTCACCGATTGATTCTTTAGTTTCATCTAGTGAGATTGCTAGGCGTTTGAATTTGCCTTGTGCGGTGTTGGCTTGTTCGGCTGCGGCACCACCAAACGTGTTGCCTAGTTGGGTCATGATTTCTTTTAGTGACGCGCCTTCTTTAATCATGGTGCGTAACTCGGGGGCAATTAAACCAATGGCCTTGTAGTTACCGCCGTACGCTTTTTCTAGTGCTTTAGTGACGGTGCCTAACTCGACGCCTTTCGCGGCGGATATGTCCATAGCCAATGTGGCGGCTTGTTGGGCTTTAGTAAGTGAACCAGTGACTCGAGATAGTGAGGCGATCGACGGCCTTAATTCGTCGTCGGTATATCCGAGCAGTTTGCCTTGTGTGGCTATCCATTCTTCATTGGCGGCTATTTGCGCGTCGGTGGCTTTAACGGATCGTTGTAACTGGCCGGCTAGACGTTGTTGGGCGTCGGCGTCTGCTAATGCGGCTTTAGCGGCGGACACTGCACCGGCGGCGATTGCACCCAATGCGGCGGCGGCGGGAATGGCGGCCTTTTTTATGGCGTAGGCGCTTTTAGCGGACACGCCCTCAAGTTGTTTAAATTCGCGTTTAGTGCGCTCGAATCCTTTCGGGTCTAGCGAACTAATAATTGGAATGTTGATAGCCATTAGCGGTGTTCCAGTTTTAGAGTCTTGTTTAGTTTCGCACTAACGGCGTCAAGGATTTTGGATACTTCACGCTCAACGGTTGGTAAGGCTTCGCCGACGCCTAACGCCAATGCACGTGGCGCGTCGGGTGTTCGTTGGTTGCCGTAACTAATTAGGTTTTGGACAAACTGGCTGCGTTCGTTAATGCCGGCATGGTCCCAAATGGCACCGCCGGCGTCTTTTTGTTGGGCGGTTAACAATGCAAATGGGCGGGCTTTTAGGTCTACGGTTTCTGTGTAGTCGGCACCAAACACACGGCGGCCGTCGGCGTACACGCCACGTGTAAAACTTACGGTGCGTTCACGGGTGGCGCGTCGGGCTACCAGTGTTTTAACACCGGCGTTGACACGGCTCAAATTAAAGTTGGTGGCGTCACGGCCTTTAATAAGTGTGCCTCGAGACATGCCCGACAATGGGTAATCGGTTGGGATAAACGCTCGGGCTTCGGTGACAATTGCACGGCCCGCGCCGCCTTGAATGTCGCGCGTAATTTGCAAACGGTATTTACGATCAAATGTGTTTATTTCTTTTAGGGCTTCTTGAATGCCGAACACTTGCACGCTATTTACGGTTGACACGTTTAGCCTGCTTGTCCATAACGTCTAAAAGTGTTGCCATGTCGCGCGTGTCGAATGGTAAACCCGGCGGCCAAAATGATATGGCCGCCAATATTTCTGCTAGTTGCCGGCGGTAACTGCCGGTTGGGTAGGGTTTGCGGGTTCACTGTCGACTACTTCCAAATTGTCTATAGATCGAATGTAATCGTCAAAAGAAACGGGCACGACAATAGACGCCATTTTTGACGCCTCATAGGACATGTACGCCAGTGTTTCCATGCTTACGCCGTTGGCAAGATCCGACGCGCGGGCCTTGTATTTGCGTTCCCATAACACGGTGACCATTAGGTTGGTGGTCACGTCGTATGTTTCGCCGTTGCGTGTAACGCGAATAGTTAAATTCATTGTCGGGCCTTTCGGTTGTCGGGTTGTTACGCAGTCGTGTCTTCGGAGTAAACACCGCCATGAAACACCACGTCAATTTGCGACAATTCGCCTAGCGCAAAATTACGTGGTAGTTCGGCCAAGAACGCC